GTTCGTTCAATCCGTCTTTAACTTCTTGTTCTAGTGAGTTTATATCTTGAGGTTGTGCAATCTGCCCGCTTAGTACCTGTTGAATTACTTTTTTATTACCACGTCTTATAGCTTCATTTTTTATGTACTTTACTTCAATCTCTTTTACTCCCACCATGTCGAGTGTAGCGGTAATCTCTTTATCGTTATTCATTTTCTTTTTCAAGAAAGGAAGAATGAATCTACGCAACATTTGTTCTATGTGTAATCCTTTATTTTCGGTCATCACTTCAAAAAGTGAGTACGATTCCTGTAAGATAGCTTCCGTCTGTCGCCATGCTGTACCTGATTTTGGTGCAACACCGAGCATAGCTTCACTGATACCGTTTATTTCGCTTCCTAGAGCTTTCCACTCTTGTCCAAAACCAGTAAGAGCTGTTACGTCGTGAGCTGTGTTGTTTACTGCAGTTAGTGGTTGATTAACTGTATGAATCAAAATATCACCAGTTTCAATAGCGGATAGAGCGTTCTGTCCTATAAAGTTCCCGTCTGATGTTTGGAAAATAAGCTTTGAAGCCAAGTCTAGTTGGTCTTTCACTGCTTTTTTAGAGTGATTCACCATCCATTGTGCTTGGAAAAGATTTTTAACTGAGCCATTTAGATTGATTGAGCCGTCTTCTGAATCCAAAAGCCAAGTAAGCATATAAGGGTCTTTTTCTTCCTTACCTTTGTAGAGTGTAAATACATCATCTTCTACACCCTTCTCCTTAGCTACCATTGATACAACGTGCATTTGCTGGACTGGCTCTACGTCTTTTGGATTACCTGTAAGATTAAACAACGGCAATCTACCGTGTACCTCGTATAGTTTGTAGTAGTCATTCTTGTTGTCTTTTACCTGCTTATTTGTAGTCTCACGAGCCTTTTTAGTGTCCATAAGTTCCTTAACAGCATCTTTACCATACTGGTCATAGAGCTGTGTTTCTGTAAGTTCAAGAATCTCAATCTTTACATTATCGTCAAAGTTTATCTGGTCTACAATCATCTTCGACCACGGGGATACTTTACAAACGAGTTTCCCTTTCTTTTCTACAAACTTAACTATGCTTGAATTAAACCCTGCAAGAGAAAGTCCCCAGTTATTCAAGAACGCACCGAAGTTTTCTTTACGCATCCAGTCTTGTAGGAACAACGTTAAAAAGAATGCCTGAATAGTTAATTTTTCCTTTGTTGCTTTAAGAATGATATTCCTGCGGTCTAAATCAGTAGCTCTAAACCATATATTACGAGAAGCAATAACTATATTAAAGAAAGGTTTTTCCCGCCCCATTGAGTCGTACTCACCTGAAATATGCTTACTTTCTAGGTAAGCATAAATCTTATTTATATCCTCGTATAGGTCAGTACGGACATACTTCGACATCAAAGTACCTGTACCAGACGTAAATTCTCGTTCTAGTTTATTTACTAGCTGTCCTATTGTGTCTTCGTTTTCCATAGACTAACGATAGAAGAATGTACTTGCAATAGAAGTTCCTCCTACTGTTGCGTAGAGTCCTCGTGTAAATTCTCTGTTAAATGTTATTGCGTTGTGAGTTGTCGCTGGAGTGTATGTTGATAGGATAACCTCGCCTTCTGCACCTGCTCCACTTGCCATCACTGTTGAAGTGAACGAGTAGTTTCCAAGAGTTTCAGTTGTTGTGATGCTATTGCCACCTGTTCCCAAAATGCGTGCGTTGAATACCTGAGTAGTGTTGTCATTCGTAGTTGCAATTACAGTTTCATGCGGTGTTGTTCCAGTAGAATAATCTGTCCCCGCAATACCAGAACCGTTTACTGCCTTTTTAATGTTATCTAGGAACACTGCTTCACTTGTAACCCAAAGTACTTGGTTAGCTACTGCGGTTGCCCCTGATGTTTCTGAAAGTTCGATTACTGCTGTGTATGTTCGGTCATCAAGAGTGAATGTTGCTGCTGCGGTTGTAACTGCTGGGTTACTGTTGCCTGTACCTCCGCCGAATGTTGTATCTGCCCAAACAGTGTTTGCCATTGTTTCAGTGGTTGCAAGAGCGTTGATTACTGCTGTTTGAGCTGTACCTTCCACTGTACGAGAGATAATCTTTTGAACAGTATCAGAGTTATCTGTTGCAATGAAGTAAGGGTGAGCTACTGTTCCTGTTGAATAGTGAGTTCCTGCCGTTCCTGTTCCGTTGATAGCAAGTTTCAAGTTATCAAGCATTGTAGCTTCTGATGCTCCTTTCAAGACCTGATAAGCAATAGCATCTGCTCCATAAGTTTCTGAAAGAGCGTCTACCACTGTGTAAGTAATTGCTCCAATTGTTGCTGTTGCCGCACCAGTTGTAACACCAGCGTCTGAAGCACCAGTACCACCTCCAAGCGTAGTATCCGCCCAGACCGTACGAAGTGCTGTACCAGTGGTTGCTACTGCGTTTAGTGAAGTACCTGGAACACGACCACGAACGGTAAGCGTAGTTGCATCGCTTGTTACTGCTACGATTTGTGTATGAGCAGGTGTTGTAATCCAACCTTGCTGTGCTGTATGAGTTCCGTTGATAACTGCTAGAAGATTGGCTAGAAATGTCTCTGTATCCGCTCCTAGAGCTACGTCATACGCCTGTGCTGGAACTTGTCTTGCTGTGTAAGTAACACTTCCTGCAACAACCACATTACCTGCCACTACTGCATCACCTGTAAGAACTGATACTGCGTGAGTACCCGCCACCATTGCACCTGATGATGTCAATTCTGTTTGACCGTGTGAAGCTGGAACACAAGCACCTGCACTTGTAAGTGTCGTCGTTGCCGCAGTACTTCCCTCCGTGCCATCAATAACTACCAAAGTACCACTAGATGTAGCGGTTGTGAGGATTCCTTTTAATACACCAGCACCACTTTTCAAAAGTTGGGATTCTGTTACTACTTTAGAAAGGGAAGTCCCTGTTTCGTTGTAATCTGCCATTTATATTTGTCTCCCCCGCCGATGTTATATTTAATAAATAAGTTTTTTAACGACACTATTATACCACGAGTGATTATTTTGTACTACTATTTTTAAAATTGTGTCTTCGCATAGCGAATTGGTCTTGTAATTTACTTGCTACCTGCACTTGTTTTTCTGTTTGGTCTGGAGCTATTTTACTTCTTACTTCAAAAAACATTCGCATTATAAAACAATCCGAATCGTCTGGGCTTCTTCCTAGTAGTATTTTTATATCATCTTTGCTTGTAGCTTTTCGTTTCTCGTCATTCTTAGTTATATCCTGATAAAGTGATAATTCCTCGATGACCTTTTCTTTATCTTCTCCTTGTACTCTACTTGCTATCTTGTGGTTATTTACATGGTCTGAAAGGACAAACAAACACTGCGAGCGTAGATTTATATAGTCTGATACAAGCGGGGCGTGTTTTGTGTAATGCACATTGGGAAGTAAGACAATAGATTCGTCTGTTTTAATCGGAGCATAAGATGATTTGAAAGGAACGATTCCATCTAGTAAACTACTATTTCCTATACTTTCACCTATTCCAATTGCATCTACTGTGATTCGTGAATAGGGGATTTTATATTCCTGTGCGTATTCTCTTATCTTCTGAATGATAGTTTCGTTATTTATTCCGTGGAATGTCCTACGCCAGACTTCCACAAGTCCTTCCCAATACGAGAACTTCGTTGAATCCTCTCCTTCACCTGCTACGTCTACTACGAGATAATTTGTTGGCTTATCGTCTACCGCATTACTAAACATATCTACCAATGCCGAGTAATTAAACAGTGATTTCTTAGTATCTAAATAATCCCAATTACCAAAAAGAAGACGTTGTTTGCTTGCTAAGTCTAGTGTTTGTAGGTTTTCTTTATAGTATTGAGAAATGAAAGGGTTGTCGTCTACCAAGGACTCCACAAATGCCTTTGTAAGCCCCAAATTGCCCTCCTTAGAGGGTTTATAGAAGTTATAGTACACATATCCCCTAGATGGGTTACAAGTGCCTAGAATCTTCGGAATTATTCCATACTCGTCGAGTTTGTAACGAATACGAGA